CTGAAGGTAGATTATCCACAGACTGATTAAAATAATCACCAAGAGTAAGAGATAGTAATCCTGAAGGCAGATTATCCACAGACTGATTAAATTTATTTCTAAAAGTAAGAGTTTTTAATTGTAAAGGTAGATTATCTACAGAATGATTAAATCCAGAATCATATGTAAAAGTAAGATTTTGTAATCCTGATGGTAAATTATCTACTGGTTGATTAAAATGACTTCCTAAAGTAAGACTTTGTAATCTCGATGGTAAATTATTTATTGGTTGATTGAAATAATTATCAAAAGTAAGACTTTGTAATGCTGATGGTAAATTATCTATTGGATGAGTTAAATTACTTTTAATAGTAAGATTTTGTAATCCTGATGGCAGATTATCCACAGGCTTATCGAAATATTTACCCAGAATAATACTCTTTAATCCTACTGGTAAATTATCAATTGATTGATTAAAATAATCATCAAATTCTACGTAATCATATTTAGACATTTTTTCTAGTATTATATCAGTTAAAGGTGCATTCTTATTTACAAAGAAAACAATATATTTTATTTTATCTTCATATTCTAACACAAATTTATCTTCAACTTCTTTTATAAAATAATCACAATCTATATTACTATAGTGCTCCATCACCAAATATAAAAACATGTTTAATATATATAAATCAATTTTTTAATATATAATATTTCTAATTATATTTACTGTTACTGGTATATGAATTATTGTTTTTGTATAATTATTACTTATTATAAGCCTTTTTAACCCTTTAGGTAGATTAGTTCCTAATGATTGATTAAAATCTTCTCCTAAGGTAAGTTCTTCAACTCCACAAGGTAAATTATCAATAGGTTGATTAAATTTTTCTCCAAATGTAATTTTTTGTAATTTAGGAGGTAAATTATTTACAGACTGATTAAATTTAGCTCCAAATGTAAGAATTTTTAATCCTGAAGGTAAATTATCAACTGGCAGATTAAAATCATATCTAAATATAAGACTTTTTAATCCTGCAGGTAAATTATCAATAGGTTGATTAAAACTTGGTCCAAATGTAAGTTCTTGAATTTCAGGTGGTAAATTATCTACATACTGATTAAATTCACCTTCAAATGTAAGTTTTTTTAATCCAGAAGGAAGATTGTTTATGGGTTGATTAAAATAATATCCAAATGTAAGTTCTTTTATTTTAGATGGTAAATTATCACATAACGGTTGATTAAAATCTCTTCCAAAATAAAGTTCTTCTATTTCTGATGGTAAATTATCACATAACGGTTGATTAAATTCTCTATCAAATGTAAGTTGTTTGAGTTTAGGTGGTAAATTATCACATAACGGCTGATTAAATTTATATCCAAAAATAAGATATTGAATATTATTAGGTAAATTATCAATAGGTTGATTAAAATTCCAATCAAATGTAAGTTTTTTAATTTTAGGTGGTAAATTATTTACAGACTGATTAAAATTTGATCCAAATGTTAGTTCTTGAATTTCTGGTGGTAAATTATCTACAAGTTGATTAAATTTACTCTCTAATACAAGTTTTTTTAATCCAAAAGGAAGATTGTCTACGGGTTGATTATAATAATATCCAAATTTAAGTTCTTTAATTTTAGATGGTAAATTATCTACTGGTTTATTAAAATCTCTTCCAAAATAAATTTTTTCTATTTCTGATGGTAAATTATCTACTGGCTGATTAAATACATCTCCAAATGTAATTTTTTTTATTTTAGATGGTAAATTGTCTACTGGTTTATTAAAATCTCTTCCAAAATAAATTTCTTCTATTTCTAATGGTAAATTATCTACTGATTGATTAAATTCATCTCCAAATGTAATTTTTTTTATTTTAGATGGTAAATTATCTACAGGTTGATTAAAATCATCTCCAAATTCTATAATTACACAATTATATATTTCAATTTCTTTAATAATTTTTTCATTAAGAAGAATATTTTTATTTAGACAAAAATATTTATATCCATCTTCTAATTCTTTTATAAAATAATCATAATATGTATTTTCATCCATCCTTTTATATGTTATTTTATATTTATAAAAAATCAATTTTTAGACTATGATGATAATCACACTAAAATCTTGAACTAAATATAATTTTAACTGATACTGGTACATAATTCAGTGTTTTCATATAATTTTTACTTATTGTAAGTCTCTGTAATCCCTTAGGTAGAACATATAATGGCTGATTAAAACCTTCTCCTAAAGTAAGTTCTAAAAGTCCCGATGGAAAATTATCTACTGGTTGATTAAAACTATCTCCAAAAGTAATACTATGTATATTAGATGGTAAATAATCTACAGACTGATTAAATTCATCTCCTAAAGTGAGTTCTAAAAGTCCTGATGGTAAATTATCTATTGGTTGATTAAAACTATCTCCAAAAGTAATACTATGTATATTAGATGGTAAATAATCTACAGACTGATTAAATTCATCTCCAAATTTAATTACTCTTATTTTAGAAGGTAAATTATCAACAGGTTGATTAAAACATGTTCCAAATGTAAGTTCTTCAATATCAGGTGGTAAATTATTAACAGGTTGATTAAAATTCCAATCAAATGTAAGTTTTTTTATTTTAGAAGGTAAATTATCAACCTGTTGATTAAAACTTGGTCCAAATGTAAGTTCTTGAATTTCTGGTGGTAAATTATCTACAGTTTGATTAAATTGACCTTCAAAAACAAGTTTTTTTAATCCATAAGGAAGATTGTCTATTGGTTGATTAAAATAATATCCAAATGTAAGTTCTTTGATTTTAGATGGTAATTTATTTACAGGCAAATTAAAATCTCTTCCAAGATAAAGTTCTTCTAATTCTGGTGGTAAATTATCTACTGGTTGATTAAATTCTCTATCAAATGTAAGTATTTTTATACTAGATGGTAAATTATTTATTGGTTTATTATAAATATCAAAATGAAGTATTTTTATACTAGATGGTAAATTATATACAGATTGATTAAAATGAGTTCCAAAACTAATCTCTTTTATTTTAGAAGGTAAATTATCTACAGGTTGATTAAATCTGTATCCGAATATAATTTTTTTTAATCCTTTTCTACCTTTTTCTGGGTGTAAAACAGATAAATTATCAACACGTTGATTAAATTTATCTGCAAATTCTACAATAGTATATTTTTCCATTTCTTTAATTATTTTTTCGTTTAGCGGTATATCTTTATTTACATAAAAAATATTATATTTATATGTATCGCTTTTAACTTCTTTTATATAATAGACACAATCTTTATATATATCTACATCCATTTTTTTAATATGTTAATTTATATTGTATAAAAATCAATTTTATATTCTTGTTATTATTACAGTAGAAGGTATAGAGGATAATGGTTGATTGTAATAAGTGCTTAAATTAATATACTTCAAACTTGAGGGTAATTTATTAGAAAATGGTTGATTAAATTCTATTCCTAGTGTAAGTTCTTGTAATTCAGATGGTAAATTATTACCTAGTGGCTGGTTAAAATCATTTCCGAATGTAATACTTTTTATTTCTGCTGGTAAATTATTACATGGTTGATTAAAAAACCAACCAAAGGTAAGACTTTGTAAATTTGAGGGCAAATTATTAACTGGTTGATTAAATTCTACACCAAATTGAAGAATTAGTAGACCAGATGGTAAATGATCCACAGGCTGATTAAATTTAAAATTGAAAGACAGATTTTCAATTTTTGACGGTAAATTATCAACTGGCTGATTAAAACTAATTCCAAAATGTAGCACTTGTATTTGAAATGGTAAATTATCAACTGGCTGATTAAAATTAACTCCAAAAACTAAATTTATAATTTCTGATGGTAAATTATCAACTGGCTGATTAAAATCATTTCCAAAATAAAGTTGTTCTAAACCAGTGCTACCTTTTTCAGGGTTAAAAGTTGGTAAATTATTTACAGGCTGATTAAAGTTATCTCCAAAAAAAAGATATTTTAATTTAGGAGGTAAATTATCTACAGATTGATTAAAATTACAACCAAATGTAAGACATTCTAATTCTATTGGTAAATTATCAACTGGTTGATTAAAACTTTCTCCAAATGTAAGATATTGAATATTATATGGTAAATTATCAACAGGTTGATTAAAATTATCTCCAAATTCTACAATATTATATTTTTCCATTTCTTTAATTATTTTTTCATTAAGAGGAATATTTTTATTTAGATAAAAATATTTATATTTATTTTGTTCGCTATCTTCTAATTCTTTTATGCAGTAATCATTATCTGTATTTTCATCCATCCTTATATATGTTTATAAATATATTTATAAAAAATCAATTTTTAGACTTTATTTCTTTTATATAAGTTTTACATACTTTTTTATTCTAAACGCTCAATTTATAAATGTATAATCGTTAACATTCGGTTAAGTTCTTCCACAATTTCGTCAAATGATGAATCAAAACCGATTGAAATACGACATAATGTGCCAGTCTTTGTAGATTTTGGCCATTGGTCAAAACGAGTGTTATGTGCGCCAAAACTAGTGCTACAATCAAACTTAGAACTACGCATCCAGGCAAGTGCATCTTCTTTTTTAAGTGGCACTTCAAATGTAAATACGCTTGGACCGATATTTTTGAATAATACTTGTGCTAGTCGTTGAGAACGATGACTGGATAGCATTGGATAGTTCACTTTAATTTTTCTAAGTTCTAGAAACTCGGCAACATTTTTTGTTAACTCTGAACTTGTTTCAATTCGTTCACGGAGTGATACAATATTTTTGGCCATTTCTTGACAATAAAGAGGGCTAACATGTAGTCCACAGTTTCTTCCATATTCAAATACTTTCTTATTTAATTTTGGATCTCTGCATACAATAGCACCCATAATACCGGATCTACCGGCACCATAATATTTTGTAAGAGACATTACAACCATGTCAATACATGAATAATATTTTAGAGGTTGAAATATTGCTGATGTGATCCAAGTATTGTCTACAATAATACTTAATTTATCACGACCAACAATACTTACAATTTGTTTTAGAAGACTGAAATCAAAAACATCTCCGTTTGGATTAGTACATGTTTCAACAAATAGTATAGTAGGTTTACTTTTATCTATTTTATGATTGAAAGTATTCATAACATCTTCATTATCGTGTACGTGGATTTTAAATGTATTTACATTTGTATAGTTATCATTTATATATGTAACTACTCTAGGTGTATCACAATATGTTTCTTGTGAAATAACAATATTTGTAGGTGACCAATTAAATTTCATCATCGAAATATGAAATGCGGTTGTAATAGCACACATTCCAGAAGGGAATAGACTACTATATCCACTGTGTAGTGTATCTAGTTGATTACACACTTCTAGATATCCTGCATGAACGTATCTGTTATAGTAGGTATTTTCTCCAGTTTCTGAAATAATACAGCTCTCATAATTTGTATCACCTGCTCCAAAAGTCGACATTATATACTGTGCTTGATTATATACACATTATATATAAAATTCAATTTTTATAAAAAAATAGACTAATTTGGAAAACATTTGATTAATTCTTTATGTCTATATGCGCAATCGTTAAATAATTTTTCAATAGATTCCTCAATATTATCTTTATTTACATGTTCTAATATTTTTGGATGAGGTATATGATTCATCATATTCTCTCTACCATTTGCAAAAATCCAATGTGTTGTTTGTGCTCTCCATCTCAAATCATAATATTTTTTAACAACTTTATCCAGATGTTCTGGAGGAGTTGAATTATTAAAATTTTCTCTCAAAACCCACCATGTTTTGTTATATTTGTGATTTTCAATTAATTCTGCTAATTCAGTATATCCATGCTTAATCGCAATTTCTTTAGGTCTCATTCCAGTTATTCCTCCTTGTGTTATTGTTTCTGCACCATTATCTAAGAGTATTTTAGCAATCTCTAATCTTAAAGTAGGGTTTTCTTGTAAAATATTGTCTTTTCCTGGATGCGAACAAACATAATAAAGAGGTGTATTGATTCTATAATCATAAGAATTTATGTAAGCATTTTTTTCTAATAATTCTTTAATTCTATCAATGTTGCCAGAAATAACAGCAATGTGTAAATGAGTTTCTCCATGAATATCACGAGAATAATTTAGAGAAGATTCAGTTAATTGTAAATGTGGAAGTTTTACTGGAGAATTTATAATTGATTCTGTAAAAAATGGATTATTAAATTTTCCACTTTTTCCCCATAATTTGCAAAAATCTTTATGTATAGGCCAATCTTCTTTTTGACATTCTTTGGAACAATAATAGCCAGAATGACATGAAGAACAAAAAAATTTTTGTTCCTTTGTAAAACACTTTTGACAAAACATTATTATTAAAAAATTATATTAATTATAAAAATCAATTTTTTGATATATTTAACATGTATCTAATATATTATTATTTCTAATGATGTTGATAGCTTATCAAATGATTTGTTATAATTATGGCATATTGTTAGTCTTTTTAATCCTAATGGAATATTATCTAATATTTGATTGAAAGAGAATCCAAATCTAAGATTTTTTAATGTTTGAGGTAAATTATTTACAGGCTGATTAAAGCCACCTTCAAAAGTAAGACTTTGTAATCCTGATGGTAAATTATCTACTGACTGATTAAAATCATTTCCAAAATTGAGACTTTGTAATCCTGATGGCAAATTATCTACTGGTAGATTAAAATTAGAATAAAAAATAAAAGTAAGCTTTTGTAATACTGATGGTAAATTATCAACTGGTTTATTAAATACTTTACCAAAAGTAATACTTTGTAATTCTGATGGTAAATTATCTACTGGTTGATTAAATACTGAATATTCACTAAAAGTTAGATATTGTAATCCTGATGGTAAATTATCAACCAGTTGATTAAAATTATGGCCGAAAGTAATATTTTGTAATCCATATGGTAAATTATCAACTGAATGATTAAATAATGAATAATAATTAAAATTAATACTTTGTAATCCTGATGGTAAATTATCAATTGGTTGATTAAAATTATAACCAAAAGTAATGCTTTTTAATTCAGATGGTAGATTATTTACTGGTTTGTTAAAATCAGCACCAAAAGTAATACTTTGTAATCCCTGTGGTAGATGATCTACTGAATGATTAAATTTGGATTTATGTACAAAATTAAGTCTTATTAAGCCTGATGGTAAATTATCCAATGATTGATTAAATTGATATCCAAAAATAATACTTTCTAATCCTGAAGGTAAATTGCAGACTTGTTGATTAAATTTAGAATAAAAATCAAAAGTAATACTTTGTAATCCAGATGGTAAATTATCAATTGATTGATTAAATGATTTGCAAAATTCTACTTTATTATATTTTTGCATTTCTTTCAATATTTCATCAGTTAAAAATACATTCTTATTTACATAGAATACTTTATTATCATCTTCAATTTTTATATAATAATCACAATCCATATTAGTTATGCATTATTTTATTTATTATTTATAATTATCAATTTTTACACCTTCTGGTAAATTATCAAGATTATATAAAATATGAAAATTTATCTAAAAAATTGATTTTTATAATATATTTATCATATATATATATTTACAAAATGAATACAGATATGCTTGTTCCATTACCAGATTATCCTAAAGATCCTATTCCATATCCTATCGGTCGTGATGATTTCCCATTTCCTATCGGTCGTGATGATTTCCCATTTCCTATCGGTCGTGATGATTTCCCATTTCCTATCGGTCATGATGATTTCCCACATCCTGTACTCCATCCATCGTTTGAACCTGTTCCAGAACTTCCATCGTTTGAACCTGTTCCAGAACTTCCATCGTTTGAACCTGTTCCAGAACTTCCATCGTTTGAACCTGTTCCAGAACTTCCATCGTTAGAGAATGCACCAGAACTTTTCCTAAATCATACATTAGTTGACTCTATGCATCACAATCAAACAAATGACTGGTGTATCGTTCAATAGTTATATACTTTATTATTGAATAGTTATATACGTTATATACTTTATTATTGAATAGTTATATAAAAAATATTTTTATAAATTATAATTTATATTATAATTTACTATCACCAAAAAATTTAACTCCAAAATCTTTAAAACATTCAATAATTTTATTTAATTTTTCACGTTTTATATTAGCACGTAATTTTTCTAGGTCATGTATTTGTTTTACATTAATGAATCTTATAATATATTTTTCATTTTCCTTAATACTTTCTATATCTTCTTCAAATCCCAATATAGTTCTAAATGTTGAATCTTTACAAAATGTAAATTTAAATTCTGATTCAAAAATTAGATCATGTTTTCTTAATATATTATGTTTTTCATCTTGATAAATATATTTAGCCTTAATATAACTAGAAATAGAATTAAATTTGGAAACAAACATACCCATATGACATAAATTAAAATATCCAAATTTAATTTCATTGGTACCCCTATAATCTTCAATGATTAATGAATCATTAATAGGAGTAACTAGATATTCAATATTTTTATATGTTTCAATTATTTTATTTAATATTTCATATCCATCTTTATATTTTTTTAAAATAGTATTTGGATTATCTTTCATTGCACTAATTAGTGCTCTATTTTCCACATCATTTTTAAGAATACTATCAATACCATTTACATGATATTCTATAACTTTACTTAAATTTCCTGTTCCTTCTCTACATTTTACTAACTCCTCACGTGAATCTTTTAAATATTCTAATGGAGTTTTTTCAATTTTTTTTTGTAAATCTATATTACAAATCACTTTATTGAATATAAACTTTCTCATATCTTCAAAACTTTCCAATAATCTAGAACGCACACTATCACTTCCTAAATATAAAATTTCATTTTTTCCATTTTCTATCGTTAATTGATTTTGATATTTAATAATATCATCAATAAGTTTGTTTGTATTTTTTATTTTTAAAAGTAATGAATTTTTTAAAAAATCTTTTAACATTTCATTTTTATTTTGAGTAAATAGTGCATCCCAATTTTCTTGAAAAAGACAAATCTCTTCTCTAATATTTTTATCTTTTATGTAATTAAATCCAAAATAACCTAATATACACGAAAACCCTGTTCCAAAGGCATATACTGCAATAATTGGTAATGGCATAATAGCAATTTGACATAAATATTATTATAATTATAATAAATCAATTTTTATATTTTTGGCAACAAATACTTATTAGTTATTATTTATAAAAAAAGTGATGATATATATACTATAGAATCTTTAAAATAATTAGTTTTATCTTTTAATTGTAATTTTCTCAATTCATCTAATTCATTTTCATCTTTTATATTTCTTCTAGAATAAATAATCTGTTCCCCATCACAACCCCAACTTACAACATCCATTGCCTCAAACCCAATAAGAGTTAGTAATGTTGATTCTTTTTTAAAAGTAAATGGTTTTTCACTTTTAAAAATAAAACTTTTTTCTGGTGTTCCATATTTTTTTATATCCTCTTTAGTGCAGTAATTTACTTTAATTCCAAAATTATTTTTATTAAATGCATCTTCAAATTCATTATATTTATTTAATAAAATTTCTCCCAATGTTAATGTTTGTTCTAATCCATCTATTTCAAAAATAAGTTTATTATTATTCATTCCAATTAAATTATTTTTATTTTCATATTCAACTTGTAGTTGTTTTACTTTTTCTAAAGCTATATTAAATTTTGTGCAAATACCATTTGATCCAAATAAAAGTTCATAATCTGGAAGAAGATAAATACTACAAAAGCTTTCATATGCATTAGCAGTTGAATCATAAGTATTAAAAGATCGTGTGATACTTGAAAAAAATCCAAAAGTCATAGAAGACAATATCTCTTCAAAATCTCTATTTCTAAAACTTCTGTAAAAACGAATTTCATCTTGTAATTTTCCATATAAATCATATACTGTTTTTAAATAATATATACAAGCATCCTGCAGACAATAATCATAATTAAAATTATACGAAAGTTTTTTATCTATACATTCAAAATTTTCTTTTTCAACATATTTAAAAGGTTCTTTATCGTATTTTCTTTTATTTTTAAATCTATCATAATAATTATATTCTCTTTTTGGAATTTGTAATGTTGAAGTTTTACCAAATTTTTTTTCAATAATATTCTTTAAATATTCCAAATCACCTTTAATATCTTCATTTTTTTGTATTTTCTCATTAATTAAATAGAATGGCTGTCTTAATTTTTCTTCATATAATTTGGAAGAATAATCAGTTATTTTTTTATATCTTTCAAATAATTTACGATAATAACAAGCAAAATCATTATTGTATTCGTTTAAAACTGAAAATCCATTAGTATCTGGCATGACATGAATTATTATTATATATAAAAATATTTTTTCAATTTTTTAGAATTTACCACCAAAACTATAAGAAAAACCATTTCCAATAAAAATTTCTTTATCAAGAATTAAATCAGTAAATTTTGATATTTCTCCTTTTTCTATTTCTAAGTTTTTACATGAAACTTTGAAATCAAAATTTTTTTCATCTAATTTCTTGTAAATTTCTAAAATTCCATTTTTCTCATTCTCTATTTCATCTCTTGAACTTATATTTAATATTTTTTTATGATAATTTTTTATTTTTTGATTATAATTTTCTTGTAAATTTATAATATCGTTTCTAATTTCAATATATTTTTTTATTTTAGTATTCAATCTATTAATTTTACTTGCTGTAGCAAAACTAACATCTCTATAAGGAGATATAGATTTAGTAACCATCCAATTAAAAAATATCATGCCAATAAAATTTAGACCTCCTGCTCCAAAAATTAGCCATAAACTAGAAGCCTCTAATAATCCAAAATATGTAATTATTGAAGAAAATCCTTTTCCTAATATTCCAATTTTAGTCTGTAATATCTTATTTAAAATAAATGAATTTATATCATTATCTTTCATATATGGATGATTCGAATCAAATTCAATTTTGCATAGTTGATATAGTGAAAGCATTCCTATTGATGCATATGGTATAATTTTACCTAATGTTTCTAGGGGAACCAAATCAAGTAATTTAATTTCTTCAAACAAATGATTCATAGTAGTACAAATAGTCATATTTTCTCCATATCTTATAGTTGTATCTTTCATTAATTCTTTGAAAGTTTGCAATTTTGTATTGTGGTGTTTTGTATATTTTCCTCTAAAAATATTAAATATTATCGAATAAGAAGTATACATACCAATATTTAATGCGTTGTTAAAGGTTAATTCATTATTAAATAACTCTTTGTGCGTCCATAAATGAATTTTTATATCTGTATATTCACCAGTTTTTTCTAAAAATGTGTTAGTATGTTCTTGTTTTTTATCTGGTGTTAATCCTTCTGTTGTTTTAATCAATTTTCCTAAACGACATTGATTTATATATGTATCTGCACGTAATGCTAAATTATATTGGTTCATAGCTGTCTCTTGATATTTTGGATCATCTTTCTCTTTTACTTCAATATGAATCCCTTTATGAGGATT